ATCTTTTTGCTGACGGTTTCCCACACTGGATCCTGGAGTTTCTTATCAAAATGTTTACCGAACAGGAAAATCTTATCGTAAATTACCATTGTTTCAGGGCTAATTTTACCGCTCAGGAAACTTTTAAGAATTGCTGGGTGACCTTTAGAACAGTCAAATACATCATCGACTTTTTTATTCTCAAACAAACTTTGAGTTTCTTCTTTGAAGACATAAGAAAGTGATTGATTTCTTTTCTTCCATTGTTCGTATCTACTTTCACCTTCGCGTATCATTTCTCCTATCCAAAGCTTACTTGGATCAGTGCAGGTGATAAAGTTTGATACAAAGAATTCAACAACTTCTTGATCTGTCTTTTGTCTTGCAATCTTTTCAAACCAGAATCTATCTTTGCGTTTGTAAAAAGATTGCACTGTAGCACGACTTTTACCACAATACTTATGATAGTCATAACTATCTTTAGTAAAGTGATTCTTTAAGGCAAGGTATTGCCTATAAGCATCAACGGGCATCATTCAAAAAATCAATTTTGCACGGGAAGTTTTCTTGAGAAAATTAAGTTCCATTGCTTCATACTTAATCTTTTCCTTCAGTGGCTTTGAAATCAACTTAGGAACAGATTCTATGTCAATGTTATTCTTCTCACAGAAATGAATAATCGCATCGATATAATTCATTTCCTCATTTGTTTGCACCAAAGATTCGATCTCCTGTGCAAAACGAGAAGGGCAGAAAAATTTACTCTCTAATACTTTCTCTAACTCATTCTCCATTTGACCCAGTATTGTGATGTACAAATTCTTTAATATAACGAACTAATAGTTTAATATAATCCCCTTTGTTTCTTTTGTCAAATACTTTCACTTCTCCACCAGGAGTAACCATTAGTGTAATAAGTTTTTTAACTACTTTACCTGTGAGTTCATAATATGCAGCAGCATAGAATGTTTCTTGTACAAAGTAATTTTCAATCCATGCTTCCGGTTTAATTTTTTCTGATGTCTTGAAGTCAATGACAGCAAGTTCACCATCATATTCTGCAATACAATCTACTCTTCCTGCAAGGCCAAGATATTCTGAGTAAAGTGTTCTTTCAATTGCATGAATATTATTTATCTTATCAAGATATGGTTTAGCATGATGGAACATGTGTTTTGTCAGGAGTTGATAATCATCCCAATTCAACTCCTTGTTTTCAAGATAATCTTGACAAACTTGGTGAAAATCAGTTCCTCTTGCTGTTGCTCTCTTAGTAATACGATTTGCTTCTTCAATACCAACTCTTTCTCTCCACTTGACAAAAATCTGTCGGTTATAAAAAGAAGTCACTGATGTAATAGAAGGCACCCAATCTCCATTAGGAAGATTATAGAGACGGATGCTTTCTGTTGTTTTACAGTCTAATTCAATATCACCTAGAAAATTATGATGAACAAATGTCATAAATTCAATTCCGCTTTTGCAATTAAGTATTCTTTACATAGGCCAGAACGAACAATATCTTCAACACCAAATTCAATTACATCAACAGATGGCATGACATTTAGAATTCTCATAAAATCAATAATACCGTTCTTCTCTGCAGTTTTTACAAGGTCAGATTGTGTTGCGTCACCGCAGAACATAATCTTAGAATCCTCCCCTACACGAGTAATAATACTATCAAGTTCGTGAAAATTCAAGTTTTGAAATTCATCTACAATAATGATTGCATTATCTAAGGTAGTTCCACGAATAAAAGAAGTACTCCAGAAACTAATTGTACCTTGAGTCTTGAGGTTTCCATACAACATTTCAAATGCAGAATCATCTGGCATTTCAAACATGTACTTTACCATATTCTTATATGGAATCTGATAAAGAGAGGATTTATCCTCATGATCACCCGGAAGAAAACCAATTTCCCTAGTTGCCACAAGGGAGCGCACAATATAAATTTTTTCGTAAGGTGATTTTTCGTCAAGTACATCTTTCAATGCATTATAAAGAGTGATGAATGTCTTACCAGTTCCTGCTGCTCCATAGGCAACAATGTTTTGATTCTTCTTATATGCTTGGAATAGCAACTCTTGATTATCTGTCAAAGGATCAACAGTTCTCATCAAATCAAGGTTAATTGGCTTTTTCCTTTTCATTTGCCTGTTACTCATACCAAAAGGAACTGGATTCTGAGGAGTGTTTCTTTTTTTAGCTGGCATAATGATTAAACTGGTTTTACTTTTGAACCTGGAGCTTTAGATGCTTTGTGTAGAACATCATTCCATCCAGGATGAGATTTACGAAGACGGTCATATACTTCACCGACTTCTGCAGATGAAGGACAAGTACTTGGATCAGACCAATCTCTTTCCCACTGAGGATTGTCTTGTTTCCATTGGTCCCAATCAAGGACACTCATTGTCACTTCTTTTTGTTCACCAGTTTCCTTATTAATGACGGGATATGTTGGCAATTTAAACCTCCATTGTATATGCAGATATTTATTCGATGGTAATAGAAGGAGCATCACTACACTCAGGACATCTACCTAAATGAGATAGTATTTGTTTAATATGAGAGACAAACTCTTCTTCACTTAAAGTATTTTTCATACTATTGCATATTTTACAACAAGGAACACAATTTTGAATATTGTATCCAAGCGTATTATTCCACCTGTCAATACCAGTATAATAAAAATCACCACTAGTTTTTCCTTGGCCTTTTATGATACTTTGACATTTATTACCACAGTAATGACAAGATTTAATGACCATATTGCAAAACTCTTCTTTTGTCAAATCAAATGCATATTTTCTTTTTTCAGCACATTTTTTGTATTGATAATACAAATTGTTTTTAGATGCCTCTCCAAATGGTAACTGCCAAGTCTTGTTGTATGCTCCATTATTATTTTTCCATGTACTGGAATTTCTTTGTTGGCATCCACAAGAAGTTTTCTTTTTTATATTTTGAGAAGACATCTTTTTTTGATTGCCACAAAATTGACATAATACTACTGCTTTTGAATGTTTACCGGCTTCGGTTTTCAATACATCTAATACAGTAAAAGCACCAATTTTATCTCCAACAGATAAACTAGATTTTCTCCCCATAATAGTGCATCCAACTACTTATATTTATATTATAGTTTCCATTCATTATCAACACCACCTAATGCTTCCGCAGTGGTTGGAAATTGTTCTGTAAATATTTGCTTGCAAAGTTTAGCAATGTCCATGTGTTCTTTTTGAGTTCCATTTTTTTCTCTAAGAGAGATGTATGTTATCCAGGACCTTAATGAACCCGTCATATAGAGGCGTGTAGGGGTCGCTAGAGGCAATACAAACCTTGCACACTCCTTTGCTACTCCTTTCTCTAGAAGGCGATTGTAGAGTCGTAGGCCTTGCTCAAAATGAACACGAATATCTTCAGTTAAAGTGAGACGCAGATAATCAGGAATATCATCAATAGAGTTCTGACGATTCTTTGTATCCTGACGACGCAGTTCAGGAAGTGGAATGGTTTTGTTTAGGAGATTTGTGTCAGCATATCTCTGCGAAAATTCTTGATATGTAAATGAACGATGGCGGAGTATTTGAGCCGCAATACCACGAGTAGTATTGATCTCCACAGTCATACTGGCCTGTTCAAAGATTGACCAATGTTGATGTTGAATACAATACTTAAGCAAACCAGAGAACTTTTCGTTTTCTTGATTAGCAGGATTACTTACCCGAGCACAATATGCCATGTGCTTCTCTGCATCGGGTGTAACACTGATGAGTTTGACTTCTGGTTTCATAAACTCAAACTCAGTATAATTTTCAATAGTCATCTAAATCACTATCCTCAAAGATTTCATCATAGTCGGCAAGGTGAGGAACTATATCCTCATAACTCATTTTATATGAGTCAACATCAGAGTAAATTTCTGACTTTAAGCATTCTACCAGAGACTCAAGGTTTCTGACAATCAACTTAAGCTTTTCTTTATCCATCTTTATCAACCTCGACAAAGGTATTATAGACAAAAAAAAGGAGGATGTCAATCCTCCCTGTTATATTCAAAAACTTTTTCGAACCATTCTACAAGATGAATACGGTAACAAGACCAGTATCGGCAACCACGATATGTTAAAAGATAACATGCAGGCCCTCTACTGTCCTTATCCATATCATCATAATGATAACGGTAATTTTCCACTACCTATTGAGTAATAGAACTTCAATATATATGAGATAAATGAATGCTGTCGATGCACCTGCAATAGCTGCAATCATAGCGATCACTTTCCTGCTCCCACATTAGCAAGTTGTGCTTGGTGACGACGCTGCTCTTTTTGCTTTTGCTCTTTAATGAGTTGAAGCACATTGAGTTTCTTCATCACTTATGTCCCTCCTTAGTAAACTTAACACCACGATAGGTTTCGTTATACTGTTGAGGTTGTTGCATCATCTGCTGCTGATACTCCAGACGCTTCTGGGTATCATACTCGATGCCACGGTATACTACTTTTGCCATTGTTTTGCTCCAAAGAAATGAGATTTTTAGGCCCCGTTCCTTCGGGCGGTTTGCGTCCCATTGGGATGAACGATCCGTTCCGCCGTCCTACTTGCGTCCAGTTTCCTGGATGAACGATGGTCTTATTATAGACCTTACACTCTAGTTATGCAAGTAAGTTTGTAAAATGCTATACCAATTTTATTATTTCTTAATCTTGGTTCTTTCTATCATATTGATGCCACTTGCACCATCCATCAGGAGAAATCTTACCACTCACAGCAGTACAAGCGTTTGGTGGCCTCCACATATTACAGTTGGAGCACTTCTCATTTCCTTTTGGTTCGTTAATATATCCTGCAGTTCTTTTTGAAGACTTCTCTTCTTCGGATAAAAATTCTTGAAAAGATTTCATTCTTCTATCTCCCAACATTTTTCAAACTTATACCTTAACTCATTTAGTTTCATTTCTTCCCAATAAGTTAAGAGATGGCGATTGATTTCTTTTTCTTCGTCTGTAAATTCTAAACGATACTTATTTTTAATCTCAACTACCTTGAGCATATCATCCATAAAAGTTGTTGGTTTATCCAAAAACTCTTCGTATGTCATCAGTCTCTTTGTCTCCAGTCGTCTGGTTTGTCTCCACCAAAGAAATCAATAATATCATCTACACCATTAAAACGGTTTCTGTGATTTGATGGATCAGGATCTCCTAAGTCCAAAGCATTCATAAATCCATCAAGACTATCTTCAGTCATATCAGGGTTAGC